GTCAAAATTGACCAGTATAAGAGTTTTATCAAGGACTTACAGAAGTGCCATAAAATGTAGTGGTCAAAAATGACCAGAGTTGTGGTCAAATTTGCTCATTTATGGGGGGTTGACAAATTAAGGTAAGTATGATTGGCTTTGGATTATGTCTACTAAAGGAAGCCAACCCAGGCAATTAAATAGGGATGATAAGAAGCTAGAGGAAAACTGGTCTCAGATCAACTGGTCTGGTAAGCCCAAGGGTGTAGAGGTTAAGTCCAGTAAGGGTGGGGTCAAAACACGGATGGTATATAAGGATGAGTGAAGAAAACGAACAAACCCTAGCCAACCTATCGAACTCCATCTCTGAGTCGGTCAATAGCTTTGTAAAGTCTTGGGAGCCTAAAGGCAGCGGTAGACCCCCACTAAGTGTTGGTAACCCTGCTAAGGCACAGGAGGTCTTGATGCTGGTAGCAGTAGGAACAAGTGGTAAGAAGATTCTGGAGCTTACAGGTTGTTCTACTAGCACAGTGGCTAGGTTGAAGTCTGACTGGTGTGACCACATAGGAGACTGGAAGGAAGAGGGTGGTAAGATTAGTGGTGGCATATACATGGACACATCAGAAGGTCTTAGTGATACCATGGCTCGTATCTGCAAGGCAGAGGAGGAAGAAGACTGGAAGGCTGTTGAAGCTCTTTCTAAGGCTCTACAAGCAAAGAACAAGATACTTGAGGTGTCACACAGGCAAAGCATGACGGCACGTGGTGAAGCGTCTCAGATCACCAGAGAGGAAAAGGTATTTACCCAAGACGACTACGAGGCTACAATCAAGGCAGCTAGAGATAGGATTGCTAAAGCAAAGATGATAGAGGCCGAGGTTCAAGATGTCTAGGTCAATCGGAGATGGTAGCTACGAACCGATCTATGACCAGATACGTGGGATACTGGGAGAACATTTTGAGAACTATTGCTTCATTGTAATGGACGCACAAGGAGAACTATTCTATGACTACAACCATCTGCCAGCAGGAAGGATGTTGCTACGTGAGATGCAGGAAGAGATCAGTGACGAAAACATAGAGATTCAGTGGGAGTTTGAGGATGATTCCGATAATTCAGCAGAAGAAGAATGACTATTGAGTTTACAAAGCACCCAATAATCAAAGCCCCTACGGACGAAGAGATAGTTCTTCTAGGTGAGGCTGACCCTAAGCTCCTGTCAGACTTGCACGAGGCTCACGAGGGACGTATACGTTCAGCAGAGAGTGACCCATTGCACTATGGCTTTGAGCTAGAGGGATGGAAGCACGTAGACAAGTTCTTTGAAACGGTTAACACTGTCTTTGTTAGTGGAGGTAACCGCAGCTCTAAGACAGAGATGGGGGCTAGGAGTGTGGTCAAGGCTGCACTAGAGAACCCTAACGCTGAGATAGTATGCTTTGCCCAGGACAACGATGCGTCGGTGCGTGTGCAACAACGTGCGGTTTATAATTACCTACCACCAGAGCTAAAGAAGAAGTCTAAGTCTACCGTAGAGTATTTGAACTACACGTTTAAGAACGGCTTTACTGGTGCTAGCTTCATCCTACCCAACGGCTCTACCGTTTACTTCCACACCTACTCACAGTTCATTGCCAACCGATCTAAGTTTGAAGGTTTGGAAATTGGTAGTAAGACACCTAAGTGGCACAACATCGGTCTGTGGCTTGATGAGTATCTAGAAGAGGGAGACTTGGTAAACACCATGCGCTTCCGTTTGGTCACCCGTAACTCTAAGATGCTGATGACCTTTACCCCCATTGATGGCTACACGCCGTTCGTGGCTTCGTTCCTGAAGGATGCAGAGACTCGTAAGACACGTAACGCAGAGCTACTAGACAACGAGGAGGTTCCCTTTGTTCAATACAGCAAGTCTAAAGATGCAGGGATTGTTTACTTCCATAGTGAGCTAAACCCGTTCGGTGGGTATGAACGTATACGCAAGGAGTTACAGAACAGTCCCAGGGATGAAGTATTGACCCGTGCTTACGGCATACCAGTCAAGAGCATGAACACACTGTTCCCATCGTTTAACACAAGCGTCCACACCTGTTCAGAACTACCCGCAATTACCGAGAAGACCCATACTGTCTACCAGGTAGTTGACCCTGCTGGTGCAAGGAACTATGTGGTTTTGTGGGCAGCAGTAGATAGCAAGGGGTATGTAACCGTCCTTAGAGAGTGGCCAGACCGTAACAGCTACGGAGAGTGGGCTATCTTTGGTGATCCACGTTGGAAGTTTGGTCCTGCGTCTAAGAAGATTGGATACGATGTGCAGTCCTACGTCGATGAGTTCCGTATGATTGAGGAAGAGCTAGGCGTAGAGGTCTTTGAGCGTATAGGTGACTCCAGATATTTTGCCCGTGAAAACGAAGACAACTCTGACCTATTTGAAAGCTTTGCTGACAAGGGTATGTTCTTTGTCCCATCGAACGGAGCCGACATTGACTCTGGCATTGCAGCCATTGACGAATGGATGAAATACAACCCAAACCTACCAGTAGACGAAAGCAACAGACCTTTGCTGTCCATACACGAGTCCTGTGGTAATTTAATATACAGCCTACTAAACTGGGGTCACCAGGGTAAACGAGACGAGCCACTAAAGGACTTTGTTGACTTACTTAGATACCTACGCATGGCTAATGGTGGAATGGGACCAGATCACTTCTCAACAAATAATATGGAAACAACAACTAAAGGAAAAGGAGGATACTAATGCCTAAAAAGAAATTAACGCAGATCGCACTTGAACAAGAGGTGGAGTTTGAAGATGCTATGGAAATAGCACAGGACAAGCTACCTGAAGGTTCATTGACAGGTAAAGGAAAGAATACATGGGTCAACGAGGAAGGCACGGCCATCCTAGAAGAGTCCTTTATGATTAAGGAGATTATACCTAAGCACTATACTGGTCATGTTTTAAATGAATGTCCCAACCCTCGATATAACTACGTCTTCAATAAAGAGATTGGTAAGAAAGTTCCAATGCTCGTCCCGCGCAAATGGCAGGGTAAGTTGATAGGTAAGGAAATAACCTTTGAAGCAATATCAGACCACGTGGGAACTAGCTACAGATATGTGCGAAAAGGAAAGTGACATCACATTAAATCGTAATTGGTGCAGGGAACAAGTGGATAGATTTGCCGCTTGGGAAATGCTAAGACGATACATATTGCATGAGACAGGAGTCCCAATGACAAATGCAGAGCTATGTGATACAATAGGCGTATCATCTACTTATACAATTCGGTTGTTAAAATCCGTACACAAAAGATTAGAACCAAAACATGATAACTGATAGCGTTTCCGAGTCTCTCACATATTTACAGGACGAGCCAGATATTAAGACTCTCCGTCTAGCCTACGACCAAACGGTTGTTGAACTAGAAGCATACTTTGACCTCTGCCGCACATCCTACGATGACCGCAGAAACTTCTGGCCAGGCAAGAGCCGTGACCATCGTAAGCACGGAGCCGACGCTTTCCCTTGGGAGGGTGCGTCCGACATGGAGTGCCATCTCATTGATGAGCGCATCACAAGGCTAGTATCATTATTTATAGCGTCCCTGAACCGTGCAAACGTCAGGGCATTCCCAGTAGAAAGCGGAGACATCGCCCGTAGTCGAGTGGTTTCTGGTTTCTTAAAATGGATGGTATCCTCTGGATACATACCTAGGTTCCACCGTGAGATGGAGCTAGGAGCGAATTATTTGCTTGAGCGAGGTATATTGATTACATATATTGGTTGGCAGAAAGAAGATCGTAGAATCCTGCAACAACTGGATTTGAATCAAATTGCACAGGTTAGTCCCGACGTTGCTGACGCTATACAGAACGGCAACGATGACGAACAGCTAGTTGCCTTGCTCCAAGCAACCTTTGAAGGAACAACGAAGAAGCGTGCTAAGAAAGCATTACGTGAACTAAGGAAGACTGGAGTTGCTGAACTACCTATCGTTCGTAGACAAGTTAATGCCCCTGATGTTAAGACACTTGCACCAGATGGTGACTTCTTTTTCCCACCATACGTCACTGACCCACAACGCGCACCGTATTGCTTCTGGAAGACCTACTACACACCACAGGAACTAGAAAATAAAGTAGTTACTGATGGATGGGACGAGGACTTCGTAGACTACATCATATCTAAGTATAGAGGTGTAAACATTGACTCTATTGAGCGTGAGCAAGAAGGTCGTCGTAGCCTAAGCCTAGCTGACAATGCGTATGAAGCCGATGAGCTGGTAGAAATCTGCTATGCCTATCAACGTCTTATTGACCCAGAAGATGGAGCAGAGGGCATTTACTGCACTGTATTCCACAAAGAGTTTAGTGGTAATGAACTAGCCCCAGGCTATGCTAAGTTTGAACTACTCAATGGATACGAAGACTATCCTGTAGTAGTTACAAAGCTATCTGAGGACAGCAAACGTTTGTATGACACAACTACTGTGCCGTCCATCCTGCGTGGCCTACAGAACCAAGTTAAGGTTGAGCGTGACTCACGAGTTGACCGCAACAGCCTAGCTACTTTACCTCCCATCCTTCACCCAGTTGGTCAAGCTCCCAACGATTGGGGACCAGGCAGATTGATCCCGTATCGCCGTAAGGGTGATCTGGACTTTGCTCCTACACCCCCACCACCTACTGGTTCCATTGAAATGGAAGACACCCTGCTTAACCTATCGGATAAGTTAGTAGGTCTAGACGAAGGTTCTCAAATCAGCCAAATACGGAAGCAGTTCTTGGTAGATAAGTTCCTTAGCCACACTGCTGAGGTAATTGGGATGGCTTACAAGTGCTTCCAACGCTTTGGACCAGACGAAGTATTCTTCCGCGTAACTGGTGTGCCAGATGCTCAAGTCTTTGACAAGGGCAATCCTGACGAAAACTTCGACATCATGGTGAACTTTGACGTTCAGAACAATGACCCTGAGACTGTAGAGAAGAAACTACAGCAGTTCGTAGCATTGAATCAGTTGAACGCTAACAACCGTCTAAACGTAGATAGCCTACTAGATGTTGCTGCCGCAAGCATTGACCCAGTAATGGCTGATGCCGTCCTACAACCTGTCGAGACAGCACAGCAACAAGTGGTCGAACAGGTTACCGATGACTTAGCTAAAATCTTTGCTGGTATTGAAATGCCCGCTAGACCTGCTGGTGCACAGATTGCCCTTCAAGTCGTAGAGCAATATGGACAACAGCCAGATATTGCACAACGTCTACAGACTGATCAAGCGTTTGCCGCTAGGTTACAGAAGTATGTAGGTCAATACACGTTCCAGATGCAACAAGCTCAGAACGCACAGATCGGACGAGTAGGCACAGCCCCTGCCCAGATGGGTCAGATTGATACACAGGGTCTCTAGTATCGGTCTATTGACAAATATTCAGAATCTGTTTAACGTCACGCAATCCACGGAGATATAATGCAAATACAAGACGACATAAAAACACTTCATAACTACGAGGCGTTTGCTCGCTTCATGAAAATGATTCACGAACTACGTGAAGAAACTATTGCTGAGTTGCATGAGGCAACCAGTGACAACATACAACAGGTATCAGGTCGTATTATTACTTACGATCAAGTGCTACAATTAGTTAATTGGCAGGAGCTTTCCAGGAAGCATTCCGAGCGCGTGTAACTACCTGTGTTATAATTCAAAAATCGCCATCGCTCGGCGTTAATGAGTGGACAAATTATGACAGAAGAAATAGCAACTGCTGACGCTGAGGCAGGTAAAATA